GATCGTGATCGTGATCGTGCCAGTACCGGTAAACCCACCCGTATACAGCAGGATGTTGTTGATCTGCGAGCCAGCCGGGATCACAAACGCATTCGACGCACTCGACAGCGCAGCATCGTTGTAGTTAATCGCTTTGCTTTGAGTAACAACGGTAGCACCCATGTTACGGACGGTACCAGCAGTCGTGCCGGTGGTGTCTTTGACGGTGCCAAGGAGCCACGGACCAAGGTGAGAAGCGAGACCCATTTTGAAACCTCACATGCGAGTTGCGCATTAGTCTGCATGTCGTCAGCCGGGTCTGTCTAATGCGCTGGTTTGATCCCGGAATAACTACGTTGTACCACATACAAAACAAAAAGAAAAGGGGGCCGAAGCCCCCTCTCCTACTACACTACCGATCAGCTCGCGCCGGGTGAACCGAACATACCGAGCGGATCAGACCAGCCGAACGAATAACGCTCACGGGCCTTGTAACGCACGTTGCCGGTGTCGAAGTCTCCATCCATGCTGTTAGACAGCGGGGTACGGACAAAGTGCTTCATACCGTTGGGAACGTCGGTCGTCAGATACCAACCGTTAGCGTCGGTCAAGAAGTGGTTGACCGTATAGCCTTCGGGGATCGAGCCGTTGTTCTTCAGCGCGTTGATGTCATTGTCCGTCGTGCCGACACGGAGTTCCGTCTCAAGCAGTCGGGTGGCAACGAACATCAGCGCCGGGGGAACAATCAGCTTCTTCGGCTTGGCAGCGATAAGCAGACCACGCTCGTCCGTCCAGCCAGCGATCTGAATGACTGCGGCCTCAAGCGAGGTCTCATTCAGGTCAGCAGCGGTAGCGGGGCGATTGCTGTTGGTACCACCAGACACCAGCGGGTGAGCCGTGCTAAACAGAGCAACGCTGTCACCGCCGACATAAGCCGAGGAGAAACCGTTGTTCAGAACAGCAGCAGCCTTGACCTGCTTGGTGTACGCCATAGCACGAGCCAGAGCCTTCGTGTAACGCGCCGACAGCGAGTCGTAGAGGTTGTCCTCAATCGCCTCTTCAGTCAGCGAGAAACCGAGAGCAATGGTTTCGTGGTTATAGCGAGCCGTCCAAGCCTCTTGCCCGTTATCGTAGGCAATAGCCGAACCCTCGTTTTTGACGGGAGCAGCGGAGAAACCAGACAGCTTGGTTTCCTCTTCGAACGAACGCTCAGAGGTCTCGGTTTCGTAGATCTCTTTGTGCTCTTCGCCGTAACGAGCGTACTCCAGACCGAACAGTGCATTAAGCCCCGGAAGGAGTTCTTTAAGTAGCTGTGCGCGTGAAATAGCCATGTTAAATCACTCCTTAGGCAATGCTAGTGCCAGCGTAATACTGATGCTGACCAAAGTTAATCTTAACCAGCAACTCAGGATACTGAGTAAACACCAGCGTGGCGCTCGAAGCAAACGCGACAGCAGGAGCTTGGTTGAGAATAAACGTGGTCGCGCCAGCAGACGCAGCCGTATCAACGAACGAACCCGACGAAATAAACTGACCGTTCGAGTCCAGCGAGCCAACATCCGTACCAACGGGAAGCGCAAACGGCAGAGCCGAGCAAGTCACCGTGGCAGTTGAGATGCTGGTGTACGTCGCCGTACCAAGCGAAACCGCCGTATCAGGCACCACACCCAGAACACGGATGGGGAGCGACGAGGTGGTCGCCGGGGTATCCGACGGGGCCAGCAGGGCGTTCTTCGAGTTACCAGTCGCGGCGCTGCCAGTGTTGTTGATACAAGCCAAGTTCTGGCCGATCATCGCACGAGCACCCGAAGCGATAGCGGTCGTGGCGGAGCAAACAACCGCCCTAAACACCGTATCCGGGTCATCACAAACAATCGCCACCGCATCACCAGCCGCGACCGAACCGGGCCAATACTGGCTGAACTGCTTCTGCTTGGTCGTGGGGTTGGTGTACGAACAGCCCAAGAAAATACCAGTCTGGTTGCCAGCCGTGCCCGTCGAAACTGACAGACGAACCACTTCACCACGGGACAGACCAACGAAGTCACCGTAGTAAATCGCGGTGCCGTAGTTGTACGTAATTGGATATTCACGGGTAGAACCCGCAAACACCTGACCTCCGATCAAATTGATCGGCTTTAGCCCGTAGGGGGCGTCGATCACAGGGTAAGCCATGAAAAGCTCCTAAGATTAAATGCCTTTACCAAAGCTAGTCGTGGACTTACGCTCTTTGTAGAGCGGCATCCTCGGGTCGCTTTGCCTCATTAGGTTGTTGTCCACAGCTTCTGTCTGAGCTTGGGTTTGCTTCTGCACGTAGGCATTACGCTGTTCCACAAATTCAGAAGGAGTTTTGCAAAGCAACAGCCCGCCAATCTCAATGTTGTTTTTATAACGAGACGTTGGATCAGCTAGCAGTCGAAATTTGGGTTGTTCCTCAACCGGCACCGGTTCCCAACCTTCACGGAGTTTGGCCGAAAGATTACGGGGGTCAGCGGAGTTCAAAGTTGAGACACGAATCCAGCGGTAGTCGTATCCGGGCTGTCTGTCAGGCTCGGGCAACAATTCAGCAGGCATCCACTGCTTAGGACGCTCCTGTACCGCACGTGTTTCAAGCTCGCGTGTAAGTCTATTTTCAGCCATTGGTGGCCTCCAATTTCAAAAACTCCTTCACGTACTGCTCGGGAGTGATGCCAAGTTTTTTAGCCAAAGCTACTTGGCTGGTCTTTAGTCGGACTTTGTTTGATGCCGTGCTGCGGACCGCTGGGGCTACGACCGTGCTCGGCTTTGTACGAGTTTGCGCGGTGTTGGCCGGTTGTTCCTGCGTCTCCCCAAACTGCTCGGGGAAGCGCTTGCGCATCGTTTTGTCCAATGCTTCATAGTATTCATTAGACCCAACAGCTACACCTTCGTCCTTGAGTTCTTCATGTAGGCCCAAGGCAAAAGCTGTCATTCCCCGATTCTTCCCGAACCACTGGTTGCGTTCTTGCCACGCCACCGCTTTTGGATCAGGTTTCGGTACTGCGGAATACTGTTGAGACTGATCAATTTCAGGTTTTACCTCAATTTGTTCTTCTTGTAAAGAAGGTAATTTGAAGTTTTTTGCCTGACGAAGCTCAAACCCAGCCTCATTTAGTGCTTCCTGAGCCTCAAGTAGCTTCTCAGAATCACCGGCTTCATACGCTTCCTTATAGGCCCGCTTAGCCATCTCAAGCCGCAAAGACGCTTCATTTTGCTTGGTGCTTACGTAGTCTTTTTCACCCGTAGAAAGAAGCTGTTTAATGCGCTTGTTTTCTTCAATCAGGCGCTGAGCAAGGGTCAAAGTCTCTTGCTGCTCACGTTGAGCGGCTTCTTTTTCCCTGCGCTCGTCGTGCCAGACTTTGCGCATCTGTTTGAGCTTAGTCTTGACCGCATCGTCATACGAATCAAGCTCATCTTTCTCTAGTTCCTCAACTAGAGGCTTGGGCATCGGGGTCTTGCCACGATCTTCCGGTGGCGTATCGTCCTCGATCTCAATCTCAAACTTTTCTTCTGCTACAGGTTTCTCTTTAGCTTCCGCGACTTCATCGGGAAACTTATATTCTTCCTGTTCAAACTGAGGCATTTTGTGCTCCTCTTACTTGCGTCGGATACCGCGAGGATCGTCAACAACCCCCTCGACAGAATCGTCATTGATGAGTCGAAACTCTCGCCCGTGGATGACTAGTCTGGAACCCGTGTGCGGGCGCACCAGAATGAAATCACCTTGCTTGCACCACGGCCCAGATGGAAACCGTGAAGGATCTTTGTAGCAGTCTGGGCCAAGTGCCACTACAAACAACACCGTGGTAAGAGTTTCCTCCATCCGAATAGTGTCGTCTGCTTTGATCAGACCACTGTCGTACTCCTTCTCAGTCTCAGGTATGGCACACAGAATTCTGTAGCCAGAAGGTCGTGGTAGCTGTTTGCCTTTCTCTTCAGCGGTCGCTTCAAAGTTATAAGAGCCAACTACCTGCGGGGCGCTAGGGTTTGTACCTAGCAAAATTTCACTCATCCGAGTTCTCCAAGTTGTGTCGAAGGTCTTCAACAATCCCACATGCGGCCTCAAGACCTCGTAACTGCCCGCATGTGAATCGATACTCCTCAAAGGAAGCGCAGTTGCCCCTAGACACTGCCTCTTGAAGCATTGCCATCCGGTCCAAAAACGCTTTCATCAAGTAGTCCAAATTCTTGTCCATCATTCACCTTTCGTCGGTTGTTGTTTCCGCTGATGCTTGTCGGACATGTGCTTGAGCACGTCCACACCCAGCGCCATCGTTTGCTGCTTCGCGGTGTTCTGTGACTGCATCGCGGACTTAACGGCATCCACCTTGATGCGCTCCCGCTCGACCTGTATCTGCGCAGCCTTGAGCCTCGCGTCCATCTGGTCTTTAGCCACCTTGCGCTGGTTGTCCTGCGCTTTAAGCTGCAACTCCTGCTGCTGGAGCTGCACCAGCGGGTCTTGCGCTTGTTGCTGAGCTTGTTGCTGCTGCACCTGCGCGGAGTTCTGAGCCAACAGCCGTTGTGCGGCCTGCGCCAGCATGGGAGCCAACCGCGCCTCAACCTCGGGGGCCATGTGTTGCTCTTCCCCAGACTCATCTTGTTGCGGCGGCAAAGACATGCCAAGTTGTTGCTCAATCTGCCGACGATACTCAAACCCTAAATGCTCGTTGATATGTGCCATCATCGCTGATTGCAGTTGCTGCGCCATTGGATTGTTCTGGAGCAGTTGGCCGATCATCGGATCTTGCATAGCCGACATGTGGACCGTGATGTGCGCCCTGTGGTCTTGGTACAGGAACGCCTTGACCGGCTTCATCATCAGAAGATTCTGGTTCTCAGTCACCGGGTCAACCGGCTTCTGGTCCTCATCCATCGGCACCAATTTCTCAGCATTCTTGATCCCCAGCACGTCCAACATCTGCCTATGCAGCAGGGGCATGTTGTAGATCTGAGGAGTGGCTTGCGCCAACTGCATGACCGCTTGGTACTGCACGATCTTCTGGGCCATAGTGCTAGCGTTGGGGTCGCTAACAGGGACGACATCCACGTCGTCGTAGTCAGATTTCTTGGCCTTGCGGTTGCCCTCGGCTGGCTCGTAGCTGTACTCGTCCGGGGTGTAGGCGGCAATAATGCCTTTGAGCAGCCCCAACTCTTGTTTCATCGAGTAGTGGATGCGTGCCTGCACAGCACTCATGGTCTTGAGCGTGCGCTCAAGGATAGCCAGCGTCGTGCCCACCGGAGCCTGAGCGGACATATCACTGATCTGGAGGTCAGCCGTGTTAGCGAACCTGCGCCCTTCCTCAATGATCTTGTCCATCAACAGAGCAAGAGTCTGGCTCGGCTCTTTGTAGGGAAGCGGCAACAGGTTATCCCGCAGCGCTCCACTCGGCACATCCACATCACGCCACTCCCCCGGACTGATGGGGGTGTCGTCACCCTTGACCCGCATACCACGAGTCTTAAAGCCACCGGGCAGATTGCTCAGCGTACCCGCATCGACAAGCTGGCGAAGTATGGAAGTCGAAGATTTAGCGTAAGCCCCGATCAGGTGGATCAGACCGAAGCAGTAGAAGCCAAAGCCGGGGATGTACCCGTAATGCACAAAGTGCTGGCGCTTCTGGTAAGTGGTGTCATCCGGCTCCCAGTTGCGACGAATAGCAAGAACTTTCCCCGTGCCTTTCTCAAGCGTCACGATATAGGGCAGCGCAATGCCAGTGGCCTCGCCTTTTTTGTCCTCGTGCTCAAAGCCCGACAGGTTTAGCTCAACCTGCATCTCAAGGATCTTGAACCGGTCATCAGAAGTCGCACGAAAGCCCAACTTCTCGGCAATTTTCTTCTCGACTTCATCAAGCACAACCTGCGGCTCACCAAGATCAACGTCTCGGTAAAAGCCCGCTACTTGCAGGCGGCGCAGCTCGTTCTCGGTCTTGCGCATCACGTGAGTTACACGCGGCGCGGTCTCCAGATTCGATGCCCCATAAGGCACCACTAGGTCCTCGGCAGGCACAAAGATCGAAGTTTGCCGCTCCATGTACGGGTCGTAATAGACCTTTTTGAACGCATTACCCGCCAGCCCCAGACCCCACAGCATGCGCTCGTGCTCAGGCCGGAACTCGGTCATCACATCCGTAAGCTGAAAGTTCATGTCCTCTTGGACACGCACCGCAGACTCTTTCTTTTGCGGCGTTTCCTTACCAATGATCTGAGTCTTGACTGGACCCGCCGCCGGGAACGTACTCATCATGGTCTCGGACTGGAACTTGACCAGCGCCTCAGACAGCATAGGGTGATACACCCCGCATGCGCCTTCCCACGGCTCAGCCCTTTGCTCGATCTTCATACCGAGCAGCTCAAGGCCGTCTACGTAGGTCTGAATCCAGTCCTT